CCCCCCCCCCGACCTTCGGTCGAGTCGTGACGCTCGTCTGGAATTCTATTGTACAAAGTCTCATACTTCGGATTGAACGAGAGCGAAGCGACACGAAGTGAGGGTTTTAAATCATCATCATGTTCCAAATGAAAGAAGGAGAGAACTCGTTTCAACTCTTCATCCGAGGAAGTGACGGCGTAGATCCAGACGACGAGAATCCACCCCGTCACTGTGTTCGTCGTGTCGCTACGTTCTCGCCCTCGTCGAAATAATGGACTGTTTCCCGTTCTTCTGATTCTCTCGCGGTGGACATCAACCCCAGATCCCAATTATCAGAATCCATTTGGGCGAGGTATTCGACTGATTCGGCGTGTCCCTTTCGCACCGTCGAAGCGAAGACATTCATTTTGATGTCCCAGACATAACGAACGGTATTTCCTCTCCACTTTGTTTCGCTCACTTCGATCGAGGTGAAAAAAGTCAAAATTCTTTCCTTCAATTCTCCACTTCGTGTCACTGGTCGTTCTCGTCGCTCTCTTCGTTGGAAGCGATGGCGTAGATCCAAACGACGAGTACCTCGAAAGTGAGTAAAGCGAACGACGACCCGAAGCCAAGACTGTCGTCCAGATATCAATGATGGAGTTCCATTCCTCGTTCCAATTGTTTTACTTCGATCGAAGAAAGAATCAAGTCGTGCTTCTCAACCACTCGTCCCACATCGTCCTAGTCAAAGTCCAATTCCGAACAAATAGAAGGAGCAACCGTTTAAGCCGTCCCATTCGGGCGAGTTCTGGTTCTCTTGTTTTTATTTTTCTTTTGGAAGTAAATGCTACTACTGCTTGTCATCACCCTTTTGAGTTTCCAGGCCGAGTCCAGGGAACTAACGAGATCCAAGCTTGAGATTGGACAACTCCCCGACTTTTACGTTGACTCTTCTGAGTTCATCCCCCAAGTTTCCCACCCAACAAAACCTGCCGTTTCCCTTCACGGAACCATCACTTTCAACTTTAACGTTAGTTCCCAAAATACTGACGTTATTTGGGTTGACGGTGATCCAAGTACCGTCCAACCCGTTCCCTTCGACACTCCCCAGAGGAGACAGCTGCCACCGTTCAGTTTTGATTACGTTCTTGAAGATTTTGACCTCCTTCCCGTGAACCAAGGCCTGAACGAAAACTTGTCGCCGTCACCTGCTTCCCCGTGGGAGTGGATTTTGCAACCCTCTCGTTGTTGGCACGAACACAGCGACGGGATGTTCGACCGGTGCGTCATCATCTTCGCTTTGACCGAGTCCCAACAAAATTGTGTTTACAACGGATTTGCGACGTTTTTGATAGCCCCCGGTTCGCGTTCCACTTCCCACGCTTGGGTACAAATTGCTCACTCCTACTGTAGTTACTACCAATTCAACACTCGTCTTTGGGCTGAAGTTGACTACGTCGATTCTTCCTTCAATTCTTCTTCCGTTGTCGCAAATTTCCGTGAGTGGGAGTCGGAGTTGTTTCCCGTCGATTCCATCCAAAACCTACCCGGTTTTGCTTGGACCCTCGAGTACAACCCTTTCAACAACTACACGGAACACAAGGACTGCTCTCCCGTCGACCCATACGTCTACCCGTTGGGCTTCTACGGAGTCCTGGGCAATGGAAAGTTCTACGCGGGAACTTCGGCAACTCGAACTGGACCCCACCCCTATTTGAAATACGTCGTCTATCCTTCCTACTCGACCGCCAAGTCCAACTTCGGGACTCTGCTCGTCGGTGCCTTAGACAAATTAGAAAATGTGTTGGATGTAAAAGTTACCGACTGGATTTCCGAAGCCGACGCGACGTGGGAGAACACCACCGTTAGACACCTCCTCGACCAATCGACCAACCATTACGGCTCGTTGGCGTACGGCTTGGATGAGGGCAACCTTGAAACCAACATCAACTTCTTCTACTCCTATTCGACTTCCCACAAGTTGAACTACAGTTTGAATGCGTACGATTTTCACCCCGAGACTGAACTTGGAACCGTCTTCAACTACCACTCGACGAATTTGTTTTTGTTGTCTGCCGTTGCCGAGAGACTCGTTCAGAGCAAGTACGGGATGAGCGTCGTCGAGTTCTACCAACAGCACATCTGCGTTCCCTTGAAGTTGAGTTCCTTGTATTGCAATCCAAAGAGAAGTCTTGGAGAAGAAAGAATTCCCTTCGGTGGATACGGTATGTTCTACGTGCAAGACGACCTCGCCAAGATCGCCAACTTTTGGACTTATTCCGAGAATGGAAGTGGTATTGTTTCGGAGAGAGTGTTCAAGACCGCCATGCAAATGTCCGATGAACGCGGAGTCCTGACCGGAAGGAGAAGCGATCCAAAGTCGACTTGCTACCCATCTTCCGCTCGTCTAACTCCCATCCCGTATCAAAGATATTCCCACGGTTTTTGGAGCGAGGACACGATGGGGGATCCCGTCTGGACTTCTGGAGTCATTACAAATTGTACCAACCCAAAACTCGTATTTGAGAGTGGATACGGAGGAATCCGCCTGATGGTCGCCAAGAACGCCTGGGCCTACTTGCAATACGACGACAACTACGACTTCAAAGTTGGCCGTGCCGTCGCCACTTTGGCTAACCTTTTGGGCTGTCCCTCGGGATTGAAGTCCCAATAAATCGTGTTGATCAACACGAGAGAACGAGTACAGTGACACGACGAACGTAGTGACGACACGAAGTGAAGGGAGATTGGTACGAATACTCGTCGTACCCATCGTTGTTCATGACTAAACTTTCCCTTGCTCCTCCCAAAGTTTTGGATTGGAACGAGTGAATGGACGAGGGAAACCGACGTGACGAAGAATTCAACTAATTCCAAATGTCCTTCTCGAGCAGACTTGGCCATCGCCGAGTCCCATCTGTCAGCGCCTTTCGAGATGGCAATTTTGACGTTCCTCTTCCGACCTTTGGTCGAGTCGTGACGCTGATCGTCCTCGTCGCTTACTTGTATCGCCCCTTCTGAAGAAAACCCAGGCATTCGTTCGGAGTTTTGTTCTCGGACAGAATCTTTTCCTTGAGTTCTTCCTGACGAGACGCAAAAGCGTAGACCCAAACGACGAGTATCTCATCGAGTACCTGATAATTGTTCTCGAAGGAGTACCTCGAGAGTGAGTAAAGCGAGCGACACGACGAGGTACGAGGAGGGAAGAACGTCGTTCAAGTATCGTTCGTGTAATTCCATTTATTACTTCGATCGAAGTAACTAGATTAACGACTTTAGGTATTCTAGGATTTCCAAATGACCGTCTTGGACAACTCTTTCGATTCCCCATTCGGGTTCCAATTGTTGACACCCTCCCTGACCTTCGATCGAGTCTGCTTCGTTCGTTCGGACTTCCGCCACATTGAACAGGAACGACGACCGGAAGTGGAGAGCAACGTCGAGGTAACTAGATCGGGGTTTTCAGGTATTCTACTACCTTCCAATGACACGCGAGGAATTACTCCGATCGAAGTAATCTACAAGGTTAGCAAGAAGTTAGCCATGTCCTTGTTTCCCCTCTCCAGGGAGTCGTGATGCGCAAGTTTTACGGGAAGGGGACCGCCGACCACGTCCTTGTCGCCCGCCTTGTGTGCGTCGAAAATGTACTGGACGATTTGTTTGTTTCCAATGGAGGCGGCCGAACAAAACGCATCGGCGTACCCCTCAGAACCCCTGGAGACGAAGAATTTAACCAACTTGAAGTGTCCCCCTTGTGCCGCCCCTTCGAACCCGTACCAATCGGGTGCACCCAGTTCGAGTAGGGAGACGCACAAATCAAGGTTATTGTTCATCGCGGCATAGTACAAATCGTCTGCTAGTTCGTATCTGATAGATGCCATCGTTCCTTATCCTTTTTCCTGAATAATTAACTTCGAGTCATTATTTGGAAAAGAGCCTTACCCTCGCCAACCCTTATTCGGCACGGCAAGTCGTTCTCGTTTGAGAACGACAAACCAAGTTGATAATTACCGTTTGCGTCCTTTTCCGCACGGTCGGATTTCCAAATATCCTCCTTTCGAGACGATTCCATCTGGACGAGTGAAAAGAGCTACCGACCGTGATAAGGAATTTTCACGTTCCCTCCCCAACATTCGGTCGAGTCGTGTTGCTGGTGGTCCTCCGTCCTCAAAACAAACATTAGAACTTTTGCCGCGGGGAGAACGACACTTTCTTCCAACTTCTCTTGTACCCATTCCGGGCAAGCCCAGTCCTCGTCGTTTCACCACTGGACTACGTTCGGTCCGCGACTTGGTAATTGTCTTCGAATGAGAGAGAAGAGACGAGGACTGGGCTTGCCCGGAATAGGTACGACGGCCCACGATTCGAGGTATTCTGCGACATCGTCGTGTCCATTTTTCGTTGCTTCAGTGATTACCCAATCCCAATCGTCGGCACCCTCTCCAATTTTGTTCCTCCTTTCGTCTTGGCGTTCCTCAGTGGTGACCAAGAGAAGAAGGCTTCGGTTACGTCCCAGAGAATCCACGTTCCCCCAAATTCTCTCACGGGTTTGTAATAATCGCCGACCGTCTTCAGTGACGAGAACAGATTCGAACCGCCGCTTCGCTCCCAACTTCGCCTCTGGGTTACACCCGGTCCATGATCTGATAATTGTTCTCAAACGAACACCTGGAGAGTAAGCACATCGAACGACGAAGTACGAGGAGGAACGGGGCGACGACCCATTTTGACATCTACCTTTCTTGAATTGTGTTGGTCAACACAATATTTTTAGTTCAGCGATTCGAGATATTCGGCAATCTCGGGATACCCGTTGCGTTTCGCTGCACCCACCGCCAAATTCAAATCTCTGGCGCCCTTTTCGATGAAGAATTTGACTAGGTCGAAGTGTCCACCCCTTGCCGCTCCGCTCATCGCCCAGTTCCAATTATTGGCTCCCTTCTCGATGAAGAATTTGACTAGGTCGAAGTGTCCACCTACTGCTGCTTCTCTCATCGCCAAATTCAAATCTCTGGCGCCCTTTTCGATGAAGAATTTGACTAGGTCAAAGTGCCCTCCTTTGGCCGCTCCGCTCATCGCCAAATTCAAATCTCTGGCGCCCTTTTCGATGAAGAATTTGACTAGGTCGAAGTGTCCACCCCTTGCCGCTCCGCTCATCGCCAAATCCCAATCATTAGCTCCTTGTCTAATAGCAATTTTCACGTTCCTCCAATCTCCTCTCTTGGCAAAGAATCGGAGGCAACGATTGGAATTTTTGGTGCAGAGAGAATGGTATTTTTTGAGGTCTTGTTCTTGAACGAATTCCTTCAAGTCTTGGTCGTTCTGGAGTTGAAAAAAAGATATAATCCTGTGCTTTAATTCGTCATCATCCGAGGCGACGGCGTAGACCCAGACAACGAGTATCTCATCCATGACCTGATAATTCAGTTCGAAGTCGTATCTTGAAAGGACATCGTCGAGATAACGATGATAAAACTCCGACATTTTACTTGCGTTGACCAACAAAATAATTTTTAGTCCAACGATTCGAATCGAGGTTGACTACATTCCACTCCGACCGGCGATCGTTCCAAATTCTCAAGTCGCGTGGGAAAACGGAACCGGAGAAACAATCTGTTGAAGCATTGGTCGTCCCTCCACTTCGTGTCGCTTCGCTCTCTTGTCCTTGAACGAATTTTTTCAAGTCGTCGGATTCATTCAACTGGAAGAATGACAGCGTAGATCCAAACGACGAGTATCTCGACTTTGCCTCTGGGCTACATCCTGTCCATGACTTGATAATTGTTCTCGACCGAAGCAACTTTTGACAACTTCTTCCATCGCCCAATCCAACCATCTCAGGAACGAGTGAACCCGATCCCCGTCCTTTCACTCGCTCTGATGGGATAGTTAGAGGAAGTGAAAGATCGCGTGACCGAGTATCTGAAATTCTTGTAAATATTACTTCGTTCGACGATGTCCTTCACTTCCTCACTTCGTTCGACGATGTCCTTCACTTCCTCACTTCGTTCG